AAGCAGACCGACACCGCCGCCAAGGCGGAGGTGAAGAAGATCAAGGTGTATGTGGTGAAGTCGCTCGCCGAAGGCTTCCGCCGCATCGGCCTGGCGTTCACCCGCGAGGCACAGCACCTGGACGCATCGGTGCTCACCGAGGCGCAGAAGGCCGCGCTGACCAGCGACCCCAACCTCAGCGTGACCACCGCCACCGTGACGGTGGCGGCCGGCGGCACCACCGCCAATCCGGTGGTAACGCCGGCGCCGGCCGCGCCGGCCGCTGACGACAGCACCGGCAAGTAAGCGAGACCGGCATGAGCTACGCGGCGCAGGCGGACATCGAGGCACGGTACGGCAGCAACCTGCTGTTGACCATTGCCGACCCTGACGGCACCGGCGCGGTGGATGCCGCGCTGGTGACGCAGGCGCTGTCCGACGCCGACGAGTTCATCGACAGCCACCTGCAGGAGCGCTACGTGCTGCCGCTGAACCCGGTGCCGCCGCTGCTGGTGACGCTTGGCGTGGACATTGCGGTGTACCGCATCGCGGTGTTGCCCACCGAGGAGATGCGCAACCGCTACAGCGACGCCTTGAAGCTGCTGAAAAGCATCGCCACGGGCGTGTTGAAGCTGGGTATCACGCCGGTGCCCACCACCAGCGCGCAGCAGGCCACCCTGGTGGGGCCGGAGCGCATGTTCGGCCGCTGCAAGAGGCGCCCGCTGTGAGTGGCGTGGGCTTCGAGTGGAACCTGCAGGGCGAGATGGCCCTGCAGCTGCACATCAACCGCATGATCCACCTGGATAAGCGCGGCCTGCTCGATGTGGTGGGCACCGAGGTGGAGTCGCAATTCCGCCGGCGCATCGCCGACGAGAAGACCGCGCCGGACGGCACGCCCTGGCAAGCCTGGTCGGATGCGTATGCGCGCACGCGCCACGCGGGCCAGAGCCTGCTGCAGTCCGAAGGCCACCTGCTGGACAGCATGACGCACGTGGTGATGCTGGACGGCAGCAGCGTGGACGTGGGATCCAACATGATCTACGCCGCCATCCAGAACTTCGGCGGCGCCAAGGTCGGCAAGCCCGGCCTGCCGGCGCGCCCATTCGCGGGGCTGAGCGACGAGAACAAGCAGGACGTGCGCAGCACAGCCGTGGACTGGCTGGATACGCACTGGCTGCTGGGGCTGCCCGCATGAGCTTGCTGGACGTGCGCAATGCCATCGTGGCCACGCTGACCGCCAAGCTGGGCCCCAACGTGTCGGTACAGCCGCATCGCGGCCGCTTCGACAACGCGCAGGAGATCCAGCGTTTTGCCACCAAGGCCCCTGCCGTGCTGGTGGCGGCGCTGCGCGTACAGCGCGCGGACGACATGGGCGGCATATCGCGGCTCCCGGTGCAGTGGGGCATTTTCGTGATCACCAAGGATGAGCCCAAGCTGCCACGCGACCAGGGCGCGATCGGTCTGGTGGAAACCATCCTGATGCTGACGCCGGACAATGACTGGGGCGCCCAGAGCGTGGGGGCTGTGTCCAACCTCGACGCGCGCAACCTGTATGCCCAGCAGGTGGACAGCCTTGGCATCGCCCTGTGGGGCATCGGCTTCGAACAGCCCATCGAGGAGCCGCTGCTCTCCGATGCGGAGTACGCCGCGCTCAATCCCTTCTTGACGTTCCACCAGGACATCGACATGGCGCCGGCTGACGGCGTCATCGACATCACCGAAACCGACACCCTGCCGCAGTAGGAGATTGCAGTGGCCACGACCCAACAGTTTTACCTGATCCCGGCCGAGGGCAAGCGCGTGCGCGATCCGCTCAACGGCCAGGTGCTGCCGACCGAAGGCGCCTTCAAACCGCGCACTGCCTACTGGTTCCGTCGACTGCGCGACAAGGACGTGGCCGAGGGCACGCCGCCGGTGGTGACGATGGCCACGCCTGCCGCGGCGACCTCCCCGGAGGCGCAGCAGCTTGCCGACGCGGAAGCCGCCATCAAGACGGCCGAGGCTGCCCTTGAAACGGCAGCCGCCACCGGCACGAAGGCGGCTGGCCAGACCACGAACTCCAACAAGGGCGCTGCGAAATGAGCATCGACTTCAACACCATCCCTGCCGGCGGCGACCTGCGCGTTCCGTTCGCCTACATCGAGTTCGACAACAGCCAGGCGCAGGGCGGCCTGCCCAGCGACCAGTACACCGTGCTGATGATCGGCCAGCGCCTGGCCGGCGGCAGCGTGGCGGCCAACGTGCCCACGCCGATCCAGAGCGGCGCGCAGGCGGCCGGCTATTTCGGCAACGGCAGCATGCTGGCCACCATGTGCGACTGGTTCAAGTCGGTGAACAGCTCCACGCCGCTGGTGGCGATCGCGCTGGACGACGCCGTGGCCGGTATCGCCGCGACCGGCAAGCTGGCGGTGACGGGGCCGGCCAGCGGAGCAGGCACGCTGCAGCTCTACATCGCCGGCATCCGCGTACAGGTGGCTGTGGCCGCGGGTGATGCGGCGGCGGCGATCGCCACCAACATCGTAGCGGCCATCAACGCGGTGGCCGGCAACGCGATCAATCCGCGCAACCAGTTGCCCATCACGGCCGTGGTGAACGCGGTGACCACCACCGAGGTGGACCTGACCGCGCGGCACAAGGGCGAGTGCGGCAACGACATCGACCTGCGCCTGAACTACTACACCGGCGACGTCACGCCGGCCGGTGTGGCCATCGCCATCACCGCGATGGCCGGCGGCACGTCGAACCCGGACATCAGCACCGTGATCGCGGCGCTGGGCGACGTGTGGTACCAGGCGTGGGGCTACCCCTACACCGACGCGGCCAACCAGCTGGTGCTGGAAACCGAGCTGACCAGCCGCTTCGGCGGCATCCGGCAGATCGACGGCGTGGCGTACAACGCCTATCGCGGCACGGCAACCGCCACCGACACCTACGGCGCCACGCGCAACTCGCCGCTGGTGACCACGATGGGCACCGGCATCGCACCCGAGCCGCCCTACGTGTGGGCGGCGGTGAATGTCGCCGCCGCGGCGCCGGCTCTGAGCGCCGACCCGGCACGCCCGCTGCAGACGCTGCAGCTGACCGGCCTCAAGCCGCCGGCGCAGGCCGACCTGTTCCAGTTCGACGAGCGCAACCTGCACCTGCACAGCGGCATCGCCACGTACAAGGTGGACGCCGGCGGCAACGTGCTGATCGAGCGGCAGGTGACCAACTATCAGAAGAACGCGAACAACATCGCGGACACCAGCTACCTGGACGTGGAGACCATCGCCACGCTCAGCTACCTGCGCTACAGCACGCGGTCGTGGATCACCAACAAGTACCCGCGCCACAAGCTGGCGGGCGACACCGTGACGCCGGCGCCTGGCCAAGCAATCGTCACGCCCAAGGTCATCAACGGCGAACTGATGTCGCTGGCACAGGACTGGGTGACCGCGGGCCTGATCGAGGATCTGGCCGACTACAAGGCCGCGCTGGTGTGCCAGATCAACGCCAACGACCCGAACCGCCTCGACGTGCTGGCGGTGCCCAACCTGGTCAACCAGTTCCGCATCTTCGCGGAACAGATCCAGTTCATTCTCTGAGGACACGACATGGCCAAGCTTTTCGGCAAGGCAAAGGTGGCCGTGGACGGCCAGTATCTTCTGGTCGACCAGGACGCCAAGCTCAACCTGGGCGGCGTGAGCCGCAACGTGGTGAAGGGCAACGATGTGTACGGCTTCGCCGAAGAGGCGATGGAAGCGACCGTGGACATCAGCTTCTACCTGGACGCCAACACCAACCTGGACACGCTGAACAGCATCAGCGACTCCACGGTGACGTTCCAGGCTGACACCGGGCAGACCTACGTGCTGGCGCACGCCTTCTCCACCGTGCCGGTGGAGCTGGGCGCCAACGCCAAGGGCGGCAAGGCCACCCTCAAACTCGCGGCTCCGACGGCGGTGCAGGTATGACGATCAAAGGCACGTTGAAGCGCGGCTTGAAGATCGGCGATGAGCTGCACAAGGATTTCGAGATGCGTGCCGCGTGCGCGGGCGACATGTTCGACGCCGAGAAAACCGCCACGGTGAGCACGCCGCTGACTTACCGCTCCGCGCTGATGGGCATCCAGCTCGTGCGGCTCGGCACCTTGAACGGCCCGATCGACGTGAAGGTGCTGCGCGGCCTCCACCCGGCCGACCTGGACATCCTCACCCAGGCGCAGCAGGACGCGGACAACGAGGGAAACGAGCCGCCCAGCAGCTGAAAGCACGCCACCTGAAGGTGCTGCTGCTGGGCACGCGCACCGGTTGGACGCGCCAGGAAATCCTGGCGCTGCCCAAGGCGGTCTTCGATATGTACGTCGAGGCGCTGACACCCGAGGACGACGACTAGCATGAGCGATACCCTGAACCTGGCGCTGCGCATCAGCGCCGTCGATCTTTTCAGCGGGGTGCTTCGGCGCTTCCGCCAGGAGGTTGCGGGTACAGGGGCGGAAGCGCAGGCGCTGCAGAAGCGCTACGACCAGATGATCAACCACACGGCGGCGGGGGTGAAGTCGCTGGCGGTGGGGGCGTACCTTTACGAAAAGCTGAAGCCGGCCGTCGACCAGGCTGCCGACCTGCAGGAATCCCTGCTGAGCGTGAAGGGCATCCTGCAGGGCGCACACCCGGAGGCCGCCAAGCTGGCCGACGAGATGGATCGCGTGCGTCGCAACTCCATCGAAGTTGCCAGCCACATGAAGTACTCGGCCACGGCCGTCACGGATGTGACGCGTGAGCTGATCCAGGGCGGCGTGCCGCTGGCGGCCATCCTGGAACGCACCGACAAGAGCGGACGCGTGACGGGCCACGGCGCGGCCTACATGACCGAGGTGCTGGCCGAGACCAAGCACATGGACCCGGCCACCACTGCGGTGGACATTGCCAACCTCGGCCACAGCTTTCAGCTGCGCCCGGAACAGTACGGCGAGGCGGCGGACATCATTGCCAGGGCCAGCGTGACGAGCTCGGGCACGCTGGAGCAGCTATTCCACAACCTGGATCAGGTGGGCAGCCGCGCGCACATGTACGGCAACATGGACCTCAAGTCCACGGCCATTGCGTTGAAGGCGCTGGCGCCGCTTGGCGAGGAGGCGGGCTCCGATCTGGGCGAGTTCCTATCGCGCATTACGGGCGGCAGCTATCGCGGCCGCAAGTGGATGGCCGAGTCCGGCTTCAACTTCTATGACAAGAAGGGCCAGTTCATCGGCCTTGATGCGTCGATCGAGCAGATCCAGAAGCGCACCTCTCACATGACGCAGGAACAGCGCAACAAGATGCTTGGCCTGTTGTTCGGCCAGACCGGCGGCAAGGCGGTGACGCAGCTGATCGCGCCGAGCATGCCTGGCGTGAAGAGCTATTGGGAGATCGAGAAGTCCTACGATCAGCAGGCGCATCTTGCTCAAATCCAATCCAACTGGGAGACCGGATACAACGCCAGCAGCGCGATGCTCAGCTCCACCAACGCCAGCACGCTGGCCACACTGTTCACGCCGCTGCTGACGCCTCTGACGGCGCTCACCAAGGCGCTGAACAATCTGAGCGGCCAGATCGGCAACGAAGCGGAGAAGCATCCTGCGCTGGCCAAGGCCGTTTCCGGTGCGGCTGTACTCGGCGTGGGCGCTGCCGGCTCCTACGGTATCTATCGGCTGATGCAGGCGGCCAAGGCCGGCTCGCCGCTGCTGAAGAACTTCCTGCGCGGCACCGGGAGCACGGCAGTTGGCGTGGCCGAGGGCAAGGCCATCGAGAAGCTGACCGGCGTGACGCCGGTGTTCGTGACGAACTGGCCGGGGACGACGCTGCCGTTTGGCAGCGGCGCGCCTGGCGCACTTGCAAAGGAAGGCGAGGCCGCCGCCGCGGCGCGTGCAGAGAGCGTGGCGGCTACTGCGGCCACCACGGTGGCGGAACGCACTGCCGGCATGGCGGCGAAGGCAGGTGAGGACGCCGCTGCGGCTGCACGCGCGGAAAGCGCGGCGTCTACCGCCACCACCACGGTGGCGGAACGCGCTGCCGGCATGGCAGCAAACGTAGGCGAGGATACCGCTGCGGCAGCACGCGCAGAAAGCGCAGTAGCTACCGCCACCACCACGGTGGCGGAACGCGCTGCCGGCATGGCAGCAAACGTAGGCGAGGATACCGCTGCGGCAGCACGCGCAGAAAGCGCAGTAGCTACCGCCACCAC